GGCTGTCGCGGTATGTTGACAACCCAATACAAATGCGACATATGCACCAAATTCACGTGCCCCAAATGTTTTTTGCCGGTTGAAGGAGAGAAAGCCGACCACGTCTGCAAACAGGAAGACATCGACACTGTGGAGGAATTGCGAAAGAATACGCGACCCTGCCCCAATTGTGGTCTCCGCATTTCCAAAATAGACGGATGCGACCAAATGTGGTGCATCGAGTGCAAGACCGCGTTCAGTTGGTCGAAGGGCACGGTAGAGAAGGGGGTCGTCCACAATCCGCACTATTACCAATGGATGAGACAAAACGGCGGGGTTCCTAGAAACCCGAATGAACACAACGAGGGATGTGGCAACGATTTTATAATTACATCGCGAAGAATCAACGAAATCGTGTTTGACTGTTTAAAATCCAAAAAATACTATATCAAATTCAGCGAAACGATTGAAGGGTTGGCATTCAAATGCGAAGATACCCAGAATAAATGCGCGTTGCTAAAAGAGAAAGTGGTCATAATGATGGATTCCACAATCGAGATTGAAAGGGAAATCCGCGACTTTTACAAATATTTTTCAGGTTTCCACAGATACATAAATCACATGGAGCATACGGAACTCAGACCACTTTTGAATAATATACGCACGAGAGAACAAAATAAGGATGCAATATACCAGTATATTTTGAATCAAATCAACAAAGACCTTTTGTCAGACGAGCTAATCCGGACAGACAATCTGAATATGAAAGAACGCGCCCACTGCGATATTTTGGAAGCCTTAGTTGTGGTGGGTAAACAACTTATGATTGACTGTATGAATGAAATGGATACCGTTGCCAAAAATTTTCCACTTGCGCTTTTATTCAACACAAAAATAGACGAAATTAATTTTACGGGAATAAAATGGGTCAAAGATTTTTTAACGAATTCTGTGAATTTAGTTCCGGAAGAAATTACAATTTTTCAGAAGAATTTGCACGCCATTTTTGAAAAGTATAAAACTGCCATAAGCAAATATTGCGCATATTCGAACATTGAGTCTATTAAATTTTTGATGACCTATGGGAGCAAAAAGACACTGGTTACGTGGAATTATTTTGAAGGGTGTGTGGATTACTGTCAGTTCAAAACTAAGGGCGAAATGGTCCAGGCGGTCAATAATTTTAAGACATTTTTTGATAGTTGTAATGCGGGAACTAGCGTAGCAGCATCCGACGTAGTACCCTCCAACGTAGTACCATCTGACGTAGTTGAAAATACATTTGTATCGAGTAAGGAAACAACGTGTTCCCTTAAAACCGTATAAAGATTTTTACAAAATAAGTATAAATGTTTTCATTGCGTCAATGGCAAAAAGTAATTGTCAACGAAGAACAATTAATTGTGCAAGCATCCACGACCGATGGATTGGACGGACAAACCGGCCCAACGATTGGAATGTCCTACGTATATTCCAATTTTAAAAATATGACAACCGAATTCCAAATCGGCGATCACGCAAATCTGGTACTGTGTGCAATAAGTACCGGAACCGACCAACGCCGTCGCGGAACCAATCCAATCAATCGAATCAAAATCGTAGAGAATCTGCAATCAAAATCAATCCCAAATATTTCGTTGCAGGGCGTGGAATATTTCAAAAGTCTTCCCAAATACAAATTCGTCATTAGTCCAGAAGGCAATGGAATCGATTGCCATCGTCATTATGAGGCGCTTATGGCGGGGTGCATACCCATTGTTGAAGACAGTGCTTTAATCCGCAGCAAATACGGAGATGTGCCGTTTTTATTTACAACGGATTACAGCGAAATTACCGAGGAATATCTAGCAAAAAAATACGAGGAAATGATAGACAAAGTGTGGGATTTCAGAAAACTGATTATAACAAATTGGTCCCCCGAAGAACAAATGCTGATTCGGTACCGCGGAAACTTTTGGTGCATGAAACTGGCCAACAACAACTGGTACAAAGACAATAATATATTCGTACATACGCAGCCCTGTCCAGAATTTGGAAAACAAATTGTCTATACTTTGGAAATTAATAAACAGTACATATAGTTTTGAAAAGTATATAAACGTATTTCGCCATTATTTACAACAATGGAATTAACACACAATCAAATCGAAAATTTAGTTCATCGTTTTCCCAAATTAGAACTTTCTTATGAAACATTTGCGCATAAGAAAGTTTCACCCAATTATGATATTTGCATTTCGGTCCCGAATGGGAAAAAACAGTTTGCGTGGTTCACATTCTATGGATCCGACGACGTTTGCTTCTTGATGGATATCAATAAAGACCAGAAGGTTGTGAAAGTCGTGAGAATTGATATCCAGGTTCCATATAAGCTAGCACTTGGAACCGTGTTGTATGGAACCATGTGTACCATTGACGAAAAACAGGTGTTTGTCATTGAGGACATGTACAGTTTCTGCGGTTTGCCGACCAAACAATTCACTTTTGGTGAAAAACTTACCTATTTACACACATTAATGACCCAATATCTGAAGACACCCCTATTTGCGCTGCCATATATCACGTTGGTAAAAGGCGACAATGCATTGTTGGAATCGTTGCAATTCTACGAATCCATGGTTTCGAAAACTGCTTATGCAACCCACCACGTCCAGTTTCGGTCGTCTGATACGGTGTCGCCTTATTTGAACCACACGTATAAGAAGAAACAAGAACAGGCAGTAATTTATGAACCCGATGTGATCCTATTTCCTAGGACCGATTTGAATTATACCGCGCAATCCACGCTTCGGACCGCGGTCTTCCGAATAACCGCGGATATTCAAAACGACGTGTATCATTTGTTTGCTTACGATGGTAAGACGAAGGGGTATGCGTATGTCAACATTGCTTATATTGGCACGCGTTCTTTGAGTGTGTATATGAATAATTTATTCCGAAACATCCGAGAGAATAAAAATGTGGATTATGGGGAGGAAAGCGAGGACGAAGACACTTTTCAAAATGTGAATCCAGACAAATATGTGGATTTGAAAAAAGAGTACAAGATGAATTGCGTTTTTCAGAATAAGTTCAAAAAATGGGTTCCAGTGAGTGTGGTTGAAAATAGTTCTCGATGCGTCAATATGAACGATTTGTTGTTTTGCAACAATAATCAAAGTGGCAATCCGACTGGAAACCCATACAATAATCCAAATGCGAAACCATACAATAACTCAAATGCAAAACCATACAATAATCCAAATGCAAAACCATACAATAACTCAAATGCGAAACCATACAATAATCCAAATGCGAAACCATACAATAATCCAAATGCAAAACCATACAATAACTCAAATGCGAAACCATACAATAACTCAAATGCGAAACCATACAATAAGGGACCAAGGTATTCAGCGTGAGGTTTTTAAATATTTATAAGACAAAACCGCATAAATATATTTAAGTTATATACGGATATGCAGTTTATCAGTGTTTTTAACTACGGAGTCATTGAAATGGCAAAAAACCATATTAAATCGCTGAGAGAATGTGGAATTACAAATCATTGTTCTTATGTCACCGACGAAGAATCTTTCATGGAATTAACCGCGCTTAATTATCCCGTAATTCATATCCGGAATTCAGGAACAAATATCGAAAATTTTAATTTCGGAAGTGTGGATTTCAATAATATGTCGTTTTTGCGCTATTATATCATTGACACATTATTGCAACAGGGGATTGACGTTTGGTATTTGGACGTGGATACAGTTGTTGTCAAAAGTGTGGTACCCTTTTACGTGGAATTTAAAAACCAACGTGAATACGATACATGTTTTCAAACCGATTTGAATATGCCGTGCACTGGGTGTATGTTATTGCTGGCAACAGAGAAAAACAAAAATTTTGTAAAAACAATTATCCAAAATAAAACGAACCAAACCAATGACCAAATATTGGTCAATGCCATTTTGCGACAACATCCAATTATGAATTTTGTACAATTTTCACATTTTTTGTTTCCAAATGGAGTTATGTTTTTTGGAGATGATTTTGTGAGTGTTCCAGAGTATTTGGTGGATATGAAGAGAGAATATATGAGTACTAACAAAGAAACGTATCTTGTTCATGCAAATTGGATGATTGGAGACGAGACCAAAAAAAATGCGTTTAAGAAATATGGATTGTGGAAACTATAAAAAAGATGGGTTCTTTTTTTTGTTTTTTCCAGATTTTCTTTTTTTTTCAAATGTTTTTTTCAATGTTTTTTTTATTTTTATTTTTTCAAAGTTTTTTTTCAAAGTTTTTTTTCAAAGTTTTTTTTATTTTTTCAAAGTTTTTTTTATTTTTTCAAAGAATTCATCATTCTTTATCATTCTTTATCATTCTTTATCATTCTTTATCATTCTTTATCATTCTTTATCATTCTTTATCCAAAGAATCCCGAATGTGCTTGCGGACAAGCCCGGGTGTAATTTTCCTGCACAAATAGTGGATCGAAATGTGATACGTTCCTTCGCAAACTAGGAACCCGCTATTGTACAAATGCATGTATAAATCCAGATTGTCTTCCACGATAATGTTTGTATGAATATAGTTGGAGTTGAAATATTTCATTTGTACATTTTCCGCCCTTAACTCGCGCAAACAAACCACAAAATGTGCCTCGATAAGCAGAATCACTCGAACATCAACCGAATATTTGAGACAGGTACCCAGTAAATTAAATGCGAGCTCCCTACTGAGCTCTATCTCATTCATAAGTAGAAGAAGTTCCTTAAGATTTTCAAAATTATGGATCGCGTGTTGCAACAGTCCAACCACGGGTTTTTTGTAGTATTCCAAAAACAAATGCAGCATTTTGATAGAAGCAAATTCGCAAACGGCTCTTTCCAACCTGGTTGTAATCGGAATGCGAGATTCAAACAGGATGCGCGCAATCTCCAAATTGTTATTTTGGACGGCGGGTTTCATCAAATCGTCGGTTATCATACACCCCTTTTCAATGCCGTGTTTGGTTATTTCAATGTGGTTGTTAGTAATCGCGTAATACAAAAGGGGGAATACCCGCAGCATTCCCTCGTCTAGAATAATTCCACGACCATCTCTCTCCACGATGTAGTCAAACAACTCGATTTGGTTGCGCTTCATGCATGTCATAATAATGGAGCTTTGCCTTTCCGTGAACAATGTTATCATTTGGTTGGAAAGGTTCGAAATGTCTTTTTGCGGAAGTTGGAAGGGCGACGAATTCGGGTCTTCTCGCCAGAATCGTTCCAGGTTTCGAAATATTTCGGCATACACTTTTCGGTCAAAATCGAAATAGCAGTCGGAACGAATGATTTGGTCAAATTTGGCTTGCGAATCAATTACAAAATTGGAGACGTATACCTCATCCAAAATGTCAATGTGGGTTTCATCGGGACACAGCGCACGCAAATGGGTGAAATGGGCAGACTCGATGATGTGCTGGGGGAGGTCGGTAATAAGATGAGAAGATATCATTTATTAAAATTAATTGGGTTTGGTTATTTATGAATTACGTTGTTTTACAGAAAAAGTTTTCAATTTTTACAATAAAACAAATAAAAAAATATAAATATTTTATATATTTTTATTCAATGGAACAATATTATTTCAGAAAACTGATGGCGCAAGATTACAATTCTGGATTTTTCGAAGTTTTGGCGCAACTTTCTCCCGTTAAAAAACCCGAGTACAGTAGTTGGATCACTTTCATCAACAATTTGAATATGAGTTCGCAACAAATTATTGTTGTGGTTGATAAAGAAACAGAGAAAATCGTTGCATCCGGGACCGTATTCATACAACAGAAAATCATCCACAATATGGGAAAAGTCGCGCACATTGAAGACGTCGTGGTAGATGTATCGGTAAGAGGGAAAGGACTCGGTAAGGAATTGATTCGTTATTTGCAGGATATTGCAATGAGTCAATCCGTGTATAAAACCACACTCTACTGTTTTGAAAAAAACGCGGAGTTCTATGAAAAGTGCGGATTTGAAAAAAAAGGGCCCTACATGGTGCAGTACTATACCGAATAAATTATTCATGATTCTCCGTCTCCGCCAGGTGTTTGCGAACAAGCCCCGGCGTAATTCGCAATCGTCGGTACTTGATTGCAATTCGCAAAATGTCTTCGTTCACAGCAAACCCATTTTTGTACAAATAGTTGTATAATTCCAGGTTGTCGTCGTATATGATGTTGATTCCAATACAATAATGGGTCGAGTAGTTTCGGTTGTAATAGGCTTTGAATGCTTTAATCGTGATGCCAAAGTATTGTTCAATGAAGATCACGGTCTCTACGCTCGCCGATTTTATAATGCATTCGTTCAATAGTTCGTATGGGCCATTTGTCGGTTCTAACGAAATATCGTATGTGGTTAAGATTTCTTTCAGGTTTTTAAAGCTGGGGACTGCGTGTATAAGCAGGGATGCCGGCGATTTTCCGCGTTTAGAAACGTGATCTTCCAAAAATAGTTTGAACATGTTTGGCGGTGTGCGTTCGCATATCTCGGATTCATTGGCGAAAAGAATTTGAACATTGTTGTCCAATAACAATTTGAAAATTTCCAGATTTGCCGAAGTAATTGCCGGGTTTATCAAACTGCTCGTTATTTTCAATCCGATTTCGATACCGCGGTTTATCATTTCTACGTTTTGGTATAGAACCGCATAATATAGGAGCGTGTCGGACTCAAATGATTCGTGGGTGCGCCCGTATTTTTCATAAACATAGTCGAATAGTTCAATGTATCCGAACTTCATACAGGTGGACATAACATTACGGTCTTCGAGTAAACTGCGCACTTGGTTTGCAAAGAACGACGTGTCCTGGTCAACCAGCGTGATCGGCGCCGAATTGGGATTGGTGTTCCAGTACTCTTCAATCTTTCCGAAAATTTCGATGCGTGTCTTCTTGCTGAACCCGAAAAAGTCGTCGGTCTTTATAATCCGGTCCAAATCGGCTTGGCACGTGATATTGAAATCGGGGAAAATCATGTCTTCCTGGATATGAAACACGGTTTCTTCGGAAAATAATGAGCGCCAGTTGATAAAATGCGTGGATTCCAGTATATAGTCGGGCAATGCGACAATTGGATATGACTTGCCGACAGTTTTTTCGTAAAATTCGGTCATAATAAAATTTATACGGTGAATAAAATTTATACGGTGAATAAAATTTATAAGGTGAATAAAATTTATAAGGTGAATTATATTTATACGGTGAATAAAATTTATAAGGTGAATTATATTTATAAGTATTTATCTTTATACTTACTTATAAATGGGGGTAAATAAATTCAATTTTTAAAATTACTCTACGTAGGCATCCTCCGTAAGCTCCTCCGTCATTTCAATATACACGGGCTCCTTCGGCTCCTTGAGCTTTGGCTTCTTCGGCTTCTTTTCGCTCGCAACCTTCTTTGCAGCGGGCTTCTTCTTTTTGGGTTTGATTTCTTCATCACTCTCCACGATTTCCTCTTCCTCCTCTGAAGCCACGTCGTCGTCCTCGGGGTCCGAACTGACCACAAAATCGTCCTTCACGTATCCTTGCTTGGTTTTAGGCAAACCGGTGTCGTCCTCCTCCTCCTCTTCCTCCTCATCGGAATCGCCGATGTCCGAGTACCCGCCGTACAAATGGTCCATGATGTCCTTGAACTCCTGGGTTCCCATGTCGGTCATCTTCTCATTTACGTAGAGGATAGCCGCGCAACTGCCGAAAAAGAGGACGTTGTCGATGGGTGGCGGGAACTCGTACTTGTTCTCGGTGTTTGCACGGCCGGTAATCTTGCCGTAAATCTCCAACTTGTACTCGGTGTCGTTGAAATCGACAGACCATGCATGTGCGAGAGAAAACCCTTCGTTGCCCTTAAATCCGCATTTCTTGTATAAATCCACTAGGTCCGCGGTTTTTGCGTTCTTTAGGGAACCTGTTTTTTCGACAATGATGAAAGATGGCATTTAGAGTAATTGGTGAAAAATTTTTATATCGTTTTGATAAGATTTTCTTTTTATTAAAATTATTTTGATTATTCTTCTTCTGTGCAAATTTCTTGGATAAATATATAATGACAACACAGAGAAAAAATAGAAAAAATAGAAAAAATAGAAAAAATTCGCAGAGAAAGAACCGAAAAAATTCGCAGAGAGGAGGGCTTAAAATTCCATTTATATCCGATTTTCTAAGTGGAAATACAACTACTGATGCTGCTGCTACTGCTGCCGTTCCTGCTGCTACCACAGACAACTCCGCAAAAAAACCCGGATTTTTTGCATCTCTATTTGGATCCAATTCTAAGAAGACTGATGCTGCTCCCGTTCCTCCTGCTGCCCTTCCTGCTGCAACTACTACTACTGCTTCCACAGATAATACAAACGAAGAAAAAAAGGATGACATGATTAACACATTAAAAGAATCTGGGTTTAACGGCGGAAAGTCCAACAAAAATAAGAAATCCAACAAAAAAAGAGGAGGTGGTTTTTTTTCATTTAAAAAAAGCGCAAAAGTTGCACCAATGACGACATTGGACATTCAATTGCAATCTGAAAAAGAAGCAAAAAAACAAAAAGCAAAAGAGACTGAAGCAAATTTGAAATTTGACAAAGCACGTCTTAGATCTTTCCAACGCGTATACGAAAATGCAACTGAAGTGCCATTAGGGAGAGGCAAAAATAAAAAGCGTTAAAGCAATAAAAATGCCATCTAATCTCTGAATATACGAATGTTGGGATGGGTATTTAACATTTCCATAATTTCTCTACTTGTTATTTTAATTTTCCATTATGCATTTGATTTTTTTGCGCCGAATAAATCAACGGACAACATAATTGACCTCAAAGTTCAAAAATACAAAAATATCATTGACGCAATGGTCCAACAACAAAAAGAAACCAATTTCAAAAAGGCGTATGAACAAGAAACCGGCGACCCATTGGCAGTAGAAGACGACGGTTTAGAAGAACTAGAGCTTTATTTAAGGGAACTCGCCGTTCCCTTATGATCCCATGCTAAATGAAGTTATTATTAAACCATTATAAATTTATTATCAAAATTGTTTTGATAATAACCATCAAATTCCATTATAGTAGGTTCATTTTAGCATGGGGTCATAGGGGAACGGCGAGTTCCTTTACTTGTGAATCGATGTTATTAATAAATATCTCCAAAGCCTGCACATTGTTTGACGCGGAATAGTCTTTGCACAAAAACTCAATCAAGTCCAAAACCACTTTGATTCTATCACTTGTCCAAAAACCGTTCATAATCTTCAAAGTTCCTTCGTCATAGATGGAGGTCATCGCATCTTTTTTGAAAATCTTGTCAAATGTGTATTCTTCCAACGAGTTCTCGATTATTCCAATGTATAAATTTAGGCACAGAACAATCACTGGACACGCTTTGTATGTTTCTTTCAACTTAATTAATCCATTGATTGCACAGCTGAATAATTTTTTGATACCGGGGACCTTGTCGGTGAACCGCATACACAAAAAATTATCACAGGCAAAGTGGATGGGGTTGTACAAATACTGGATTTCGGTCTTGTTGGCGCTGTAATAAATCCGGCAAATGGACTGGAAATAGCCGGGTTCTTGGATATACATGACGTTGTCCTGCACGCGGAATTTTGTGCCGATGGGTTTATTGCTCAGAATAGCGAGCTTGATTATAATAGACAGCGGATCCAAAACAAACAATTTGTAGTTGATGTTTTTAGAATTGTCGGGGATTTCGTTCATTTATACAAAGGGGACAAAATACCCTTAAACCCCTTGCAATAAATATTTATAAAAAAACAACAAAATTCAAAAACAACTCAAAAACACCTCAAAATAAAGGAGGGGTCATAGGGGAACCTTCGGTTCTCCTAGTTCTGTTTCCAGTGCTTTCCGCAATCCAAGCACGTAATAAATATGGTGGACGGCTCATCCGCGGACCTGGTCTGCAACTCGTAATAAGTACACCTCTTCGACTTGCACTTTTTGCACGTGAACATATCGGTCATTGCCTGCACTTCGGTCGAAAATTTGTTGGTATCTCGCTTAATTTTCGCGTCAATCATTTCCTTCCAATGCACCGGGTTCATTTCCTGGTGGGTCATAAAAGCGAGGGTCTTTGGACCGAGTTCCTCCGAATTCAACAGGGCAAGCAATTCCGGGCTGGTTTTCAAGTTGTTGTAAATGGTTCGCAATCGGTCCATATAAATGGTGGAGAAGGTGGGGATGTCCCACTTCTTGATGATTTTCAAATTGGTGGCTTCCTTGATGGCGTAGTTATAAACGCCAATTTCAATATTTGCAAAAATCGACGGGTTCATATCCTTTCCGAACTTCTGGATAAGTTTGGAACGCACGTTTTCGCGGAATATGGTGGGGTTTACGATTTGTTTTGATGACATTTTATTAAAAGACTGTTTGTATTTATGTTATTTCACGAATAATATAAATTTTTTTCAATTTTAAGGGAACTACGTTCCCCTATGACCCCTCCTTTTTAAGAAAAACAATTTGCGTTTATTATTTATTTATCATTTATTTATCTAATAATATAAATAAATGATGAACAATTTTGTTGGAACACAGTATCGTTTAGCAAACAACTGGTTTAAAAATGTTGATATAAATAGTTATTATAATAAACCAATCAATTATTTGGAAATAGGAACATTTTATGGCGCCAATCTCTTATCGGTTGCAAAAACATATGGATTGCACAATGAAAGTAAATTGTATTGCATTGACCCATACGAAGATTATGAAGAATATCCGGAATATAAAAATCAACAAACGTCAATTTATAATTTATTTATCAATAATGTTGAAAACTCGGGTGAAAAAGATAAAATAGTTATAAAAGTAGGATATTCGAATATTGAAATACCCAAATTTGATGATGCATTTTTTGATATTATTTATATAGATGGAAATCACGAACCGGATTATGTTATGGAAGATGCGGTGTTAAGTTTTAGAAAATTAAAAAAAGATGGTATAATGATTTTTGATGATTACGGATGGGGAGGTCCAGACCTAACACAAAGAGGCATTGATGGGTTTTTATCCGGTTATCATAAAAGAATACAATTTTTAGGTGAAAAAAACAGTCAAGTATTTATAAAAAAAATAATGTAAGTGCAAAGCGGAACCTAAGCAAAGCGGAACCTAAGCAAAGCGGAACCTAAGCAAAGCGGAACCTAAGCAAAAGGGAAGGTTCAAAAGGAAACCGTAGGTTTCCTTTACAGAAGTTCCAAATCCGCCATTCTCCAGAACTCCGACCCGCCATTCGGCAACGGTCGGCGGATAATCATCGGAATCTTCTTTTGTTCAAATTCGGCCATTGCAATCAGGTATCCGTCGATGATTTCTTCGCCGAGCTCAACAAATGCTTCGGCTCCCGCGTTTATTTGCTTGGCGCGCTCGCCCAGCACCTTCGCCTTCTCATACTTGGTCACAAACGGCAATGTTCGATGCAATGGGTCAATGATGATTCCATCCGAATCGCGGACAATGGTGCACAAAGACTCAACTTCGTGAAAATTCTGGACAATCAATTCGGGGTGGTGTTCGGAAATGACATTGGTCTTCAAAGAACTGTTAAACTTTTGCAAATAATTATCATCGGATTCTTCCTCTTCCTCTTCCTCGTCATCATCATCGCTAAAATCAATGCTTTGGTTTCTTTTTTTTTCCACATAATTCTCGTTTTCAGACTCGAATGTGTTTTCAATTGCGTCTTCGTCTTCGTCTTCTTCAATGTCAGAATCAATATCGGAATCGCCGGCGTCAGAATCAGACTCGGCACCTTCTTTTATTTTTTTCTCAGACCCGGAATCAGAATCAGAATCAGAATAGTCAGAATCATTGCCGCCCTCAATTATGTCAAATACGTTTTTTTTATCAGCCATTTTATAGTTATATATATTTGTTTCCATATTATTATCTAAAATATTTCAATTTTAGGGGGGAACCGAAGGTTCCGCTTCGCTTACCCCTCCTTAAATAAAAAATTGGAAAGGAGGGATCAAAAGGGAACCTTGGTTCCCTTTATTTGTTATCGTCCGTCTTCCAGCTAAAATCGCAATCCGCGCAAATATAGAGATATTTCATATTTTCGTCGTCGTATCTCAAATAAATGATGTCTGAAGTGGTCGCGGTACAATGCTCGTTGGGGCATTTCATATTATTCTTCCGGGGCAACGTCGGATCGTATTTGGTGTATTTGTTCACCATGTGGTTGAATTTCTGTTCGCTTTTTTTGAACTGGGTTTTCAGAACGACCACGCCGTCCTGGGCAATGTGCTCGTCTTTGTGCCCGCAAAATCGGCAATAATAGTTTAAATTATTCGAGTCGGTCTCATCAATGGAGATGTAATACATGTTCTGGCATTCTGTGCAAAATTTCATTTTAATTATATTATATATATACTTTTACTTTATGTTATTATACATAAAATAAAATCAATTTTAACTGGGAGAACCTACGGTTCCCCCCAACCCCCTCCCTTTTATTTTAAAAGTAGGAAACCAAGGTTAAGCCCGCCGAGCTTCGCCATTTCCCCTACGACCCCTCCTTTTTATTTTAAAAAAGTTATTATTTAAACTATTTCTACTTAAGGGAAGGGGTCGTAGGGGAAACCGTAGGTTTCCCTACCCTATTGGGCCGGGATTTTAGAAATATCGCTTTCTTTCTTCGGACACGCAACTTTGGTATCTTTGAACTCAAAGCATGTTCCCGTCTGGTCTTTGTATTGGATAGTGTCTACATTGTCGGGCGTGGGATAAACGTAAATTTTGCGCTTATCTGAGCTGTAAATATAAACGAAAAACAGGCCAACCGCTAAACTAATTAAGAAAACCGGGATATTAATAAATTTCAAAAGACTCATTGTATATGTTATGGTTAGAGAAAATAGCGATTAGTAAAATTGAAGTATTTTTTTGAGTTTTTACAATAAGCATAAATTTCAAACCATTATTTAAATACTAACCAAATTATTAAAATGCAATCTAGAAACATTGCGAGTGTCGATGAGATTTTGGATAAATTGAATCTTCACCGTGATGTTGAAGACGAATACGACGTCGATGTTGTTTTGCAAGCATTGGACGAGCTCGAATCAATTGAATTGGTTGAGCGAAACGTGAATCTCTGCGACGACACCGTGTTGTTTGGAGCAAGACACGGCCTGAAGTGGTCCGAATTCTATCAGATTGACGACCCACTTAAAAAAAACATTCTCCTGATGTTAGTAGAGAATCCAAAGACGTTCTTTGTTCTTCAGAACACCCAGTCAGGTAAATCGCGAATTTGTGCATTGGAGATAAACAAATGGGCCGATCGCAAGGACATCAAACCAGTTGTGTTTGTCATAACCCAAAACGACAAAACATTGACCGATCAATTGGTAGAAGGATTAACTAAAGCGTGTGTAAACTGCGAGTTATTTACTTTGTCGAGCAACAGTAAGCAAACGTTTGAACAAATCAAGACCCATATTGATGCGTATTCTTCTCCCGATGCGGAAGGCGAGTACAAAATGCCCATAATTACGGCATTGGCCAATGGAACACAGAATGATAAGATTTTGAAGTTAATGGCACACATTTTGAGAAAAGTTAAGCGAAATCAGTCAAAACTCAGATACGGAATCATTTTCGACGAGGCCGACGATACGTATCCCAAACTCCGAAAAAAACATATTAACGTGGACGGCGAAAGTATGTGCTATTCGCAGTTTATTGTGGATAACGACGAAGCGTTGCATCGCATTGGATTTGTTTCTGCGACGGAAGGCGATTTGTTGGACGAAGATTACCCCGAATGTGCGAATGCTTACCTGTATCCGGTTGATCCTGAATATGCGAATAACCCGAATTACCGCGCGGCGCACCATCCCGAATCCGAATTTCGTGTAGAAAAGATGCCGGTGAAAATGTCAAACAATGTTTATGCCGAAAAGTTGATTCAAGAAAACTTAGAGTATTTCACTAGTCCGGTTGAAGGAACTAATTATTTTCGAAAGATAATAATTAATTCGAATGCCAAGGCGACAGATATGACGAGTATGGCTCGTTTTGCCAACTCGGTTGGTATGAACGCGATGGTTTTCAATATGTACGGTGTGAAAACCTACATTCCGGGCGCTCCGGTTCAGACCTTTCGCATAAAGGGAAAAAGATTCAGCAATTTGTTGTTTGAGATATATAAGACGTTGAACCTGGAAAATAAACCCTTAATCATTATTGGAAGACGAAAGGTGGATCGCGGTCTTGGTTTCCACAATGCTCCGCCAGATGGCAGCGAAGGGCTGATTTGGACCGATATTATATTGGGCAGAATTGAAGATACGAATACTGCCGTTCAGAAAGCGGGCAGATTGGCCGGAATCATTGGACACTGCCCGCAGTATTATAGAAAATGCACGTATTGGACAGACGAACGCACGCAGCGCGATATTTTGCGACACAATACAAAGGTGGATGAGGCCAATAAGGAGACAGGATGCACTGCGCTGCAAGCAGTTACGCGTGGAATCGCGAAAGTTGATGAAATTATGCCGGAATATAAGCATGAAAAAATTAATAACTATCGTGTTTTTACAAGCGAAGATATCCTTAAGAACGCATGTAAAATAATGGGATACAAGTATATGGCTATAAAAGACAAGACGCCTGATGGATTTTTCGAAACTTCTTTGAACTCAAAGAAAATGGTTGCAACATTGGATGCTGCAATTCATAAAGTTAAATCTGCATATGGAACAAACGACGGCAAAAAGTCATATAGAGTCTACTATCCCTGTTATAGCGATTTGAAAGATGTAAATTCGTTGTCATATGTCTTTATCATAAGACCAAAGAAAGAAGACGAATCAATTGAAGAATATAATGCAAAAATACAAAAATTAGACTCGGAATGTGTATAAAAAATCTATAAAAATCTATAAAAAATCTATAAAAAATCTATAAAAAATCTATAAAAAATCTATAAAAAATCTATAAAAAATCTATAAAAAATCTATAAAAAATCTATAAAAAATCTATAAAAAATCTATAAAAATCTATAAAAATCTATAAAAAATCTATAAAAAATC